CCTACATAACCAATATAAAAATCAGTTATATCATCCCAAGAAAGTTTATCTGCTATTTTTTTTTTGAATCAGTAGGATTTCTTTCTAAACCTCCGTTTAAAGAATTACCTAATATTTTAGATTCTGTCATTGCTACGACAATTTTTTCGATTTCTGTCGCTTCAATATCTTCCAACCAATTACCAATATCAAACTCATCATAATCTATTTCTTTTTTATTCTCTTGGTCATAAGCTAATAGACCACTATAAATTAATGTTCTTAAACCTTTTATCGAAATTCCATTAGAAAAAACATCTCCAATTTCAGCAAGAGATATATTGAGCATATCAGTAAAATTTGCCCAAAAGTTCATACTAAAATGGAGTGTTCTTTTTTTACCACCTATTTCTAGGGTGTAATAACCTCTTTGTTTGGTCATTTATTATTTATTAATTTGTAGATTCTACAATTGTTCCAGTAACTGTAATTGTTCCTGAATATGTAACTGCTTCTTCCATTGCACCTGATACTTCTACTGAAGATAAATATCCTTCTCCTGTGTAAACTGTATCACCAGTTGCTGCTGTACCAAATGAAAAATCACATTTTTGTCTTGTAAGTAATTTATGTGCGATTTCTTGCCCACCATTAGTATCAGTATAATCCATTAAACCATCAAAAGAAATTTCTGCACTTCTTACTGCAGGTATAACTTCAGAAAATCCTGCTGAATCTTTTGTAGTGGCATCTGCCATATCGTTAGTAAATGAAATTGAACAAGATGTTGTGTGTCCTATTGTAGTTGGTGAACCTGCATCATCCGCAATTTTGATTAATAAATTTGTTCCGTTAAATACTGTACTTGCCATAGCTTATAATTTTTATACTACAAATATAATTAAATTTTAAATAATAATTTTGAGATGATTTTATTCCACCAAATTTTAAAATTGTTTTTTTGTTTCTCTAACCAATCTGCTATAATTCTTAATATTCTTACCATTTCTTATCGTTTAAAAGTTGTATAATCTTAATTACTGTATAAACCAACGTTGCTATTATTAGAAGTGATTGTAGTGCTTCGTTTAATTGTGATATTGTTATAACGTAAGTAACTATTCCTAATAATGTTGGTTCAAATCCATTCATTTTATTATTTTTTAATCATTAATCATTAGTTTATTTTAAATGCCATATATATTGAATTTTGACCACTATCATTATAGAAACCACTTGTAAATTCAAAACCAGTACTTGTAAAGTTTATGTTAGTTGTACCACTAACTTCTGCATCAGAATTATTTGCTTCTAATCTTGCTTCTTTTGGGTTTCCATCTCGAACACTATCCCATATCATCCAATCTTGGTTATCATCATATTTTCTTAAAATTAATAAGTCTGGTTGAAAGCCAATATTAATTGATTGTGAAGTGCCATTTCCAGCATAAGAACCAAAGGCAGAATATCCTGATACTGAATGCCAACAATAGGCAATATATTGTCTGCCACTTGTATTTGCATTTCCAAATGTTTGATTTAATGCAAAAGTAGTAGCAGAAGGTACAAGCCAGTTAGTAGATGTATCTTGTACTGAATTATCATTTAAAGTAAGATATTTACTATTACCTAAAGATGAATGATGCACTATCCAGTTAGTAGAACCATCACTTATACACTTAATAAGTATCAGATTTGGTGCAGCCGATAATCCGTGTGGTATCTTTGTTCCTGAAACACCAGTACTTGTATATTTTACAATACTAAATCCTGCATTAGCATTTGCACTAACTATTGACTTTGGTGGAGCACCTAAAGTTAAATCATCATTGTCAGATGCAGTTTCATTATATAGTTCTGTTACTTGTTCTTGTGCTATTGCACCTTGATATATTCTAACTTGGTCTATCTGACCATCAAAAGGACCAAATATAGATGAAGCACCACCAATACTAACTGCATTTGTGTTTGATATAGTTCTTGAGTTTGTACCACTTCCAGTTAACACACCATTTATATATATTTTTACAGATGTTCCTCCATCTACTGTGGCTACTATATGAGACCATTGTCCAACAGCAGGTGTTACACTTGATGAAACGTGAGCCGTAGTTGTATTATCTCTAAATTGAAATCTGAAATCACCACCTGTATACCCTAAATATTGATAATTTGTATTAGAAGCACCTGAATAAAATCCTTTAACAATAGTAGTTATATCTCCACTCCAAGCTACATCAGGGTTAATCCAACAAGACCAAGTAAAAGAAGTTAGGTTTGTTGTTAAAGATGTTTCTGCATAACTATTAGTTCCATTAAAATCAGCAGCTTTGTTAAACTTACCGCTTGAAGTATATGTTATATTATTTGCCGTTGCATTATAATCACCAGTTACATCATTTGCATTGTCCTCAAATTTATATACTGCTTTTGCTGGTCCTCCGAAGATTGTCGGTTCGTTATCATCAGCTTTCCACGCCCAAGCAACATAATTGTTTCCAGAACCATTTGCACCACCAGTATTACCAACTATAAAACCATTAGAGCCTTTTTCATATTTAGGATTATCTGAATAATAGGATTGGGCATTAGTTGCATTTGAATACAATTCACTTCCAGGTCTTAAACTATCTACAAGAACGTGAGATTCAGTAGCATTTCTTTTTTTAATCCATATAAAGTTAGCATCAAATCCTGTATCTATAGTTCTATTAGATGTAGAATTACCAGTATAAGTAACTGTACTAAAACTATCCGCAAGTGTTGGTGCTTGTGTGTCAGGGTCCGCAGCAAATGCCATATAGATAAAATTACCATTATTAGCATTAGAACCACTTGTTTGCTTTAATTGGAAACCATTAGATAAAAAATCTACAACCATATTATTTGATACAGTTGATTCACTATCAGCTGTATTTGGTCTTAAACCTTTATCTCTTGGATTTGTCGTGCTTCTTTTATTATCTACTATTACCCAGTTAGATGTATCATCTGTTTGCTTTACCATTATAAAAGCAGGTTCAAATCCTGTTTCTACAATCGGTCCATTTGCTGAACCATTACCTGTGTATGAGCCAAACTTTGAAAAGCCATCGACTGAATGGAAGCAATAAGCAATGTAAGAAATGTTTGGTGCTGATGTGTCAGCAGGATTAAAAACAGTACTGGTTGTACCTGTAAATAAATTACCTGCAGTTCCTGAAGCTCCAGTTGTATTTAACCTTATATATCCACCATTTCCTAAATCAGTATGATGCACCATCCAGTTTTCACCTGCAGTGCTTGTAGATTTCATAATAATTAAATCTGGAATAACACCAAGTCCGTGACCAACTGTATTTGAAGCACTAAAAGTACTTGGGGTTGTAAATTTAACTATCGAAAATCCTGCATCAGCATTAACTTGTACTGTTGAATCTATATTTGTTCCATCTGTATTGCTGCTTGTAGTTCCTCCGTTTGCTTTCCAACACCAAGCTACATAAGTTCCATCAGCATCATTTAAAGCTAATCCACTTTTTACTTGAAAACCATTACTGGTGATACCTCCATAGTGTGAAGCATAATCATTTGCAGCTCCAGTTGAATTAGCTCTTACTCTAAACGTACCTCTTTGAGAATCAAATAATGAGTGGTCAAATGTTGAATCTGAACTATTGTTTCTATTTTTTATCCAAACTAAATCAGGTTTAAATCCTACATCAATATTTTGTGTACCATCATTACCTGTATAAGTAACTACCTTAAAGTTTTCACTTGGTGTTAGTCCACCGCTACCTGTAGCACCTGCGCCAATTAATCTTTTATTTAAACCCATTTATTAAATTATTGGGAAATCAAATGTAATAACCGCACTTTTTGTACTTAAAGCATTGATTTCAGTTTCAGTTGTATCAGATAATTCTCTTAAATCTTTTCTTGCATCAGCTATCTCTTGTGGCACTTCTGTTCCATTATCAGCTTTTCTAATAATGTACCAATCTGTTTTTGCAAGTTCACCACCTATTCTACTTTTAAAGTTGCTAATCGCCTGTTCTTTTAATTCGCTTAATGATTTATTAAATGTTTTATTAGATATGTCTTTTCTAAATACAGTTGCTTCTGTGTCCCAATATATCTCTCCTAAGTCGTGTATTCTTTCATCATAACTATCATCTATGATTACATCAAAAAGACCATTGTTTTTCATTTCACTACTACTCCACCCTTTTACATTTAAATGCAATCCAGTTGATGACCTAAATGAATTAGGTAATGATTGATAAAAAGTTATTACACCTGCGTTATTTACTGCTTTCATATTATGCTACTTTATTTATTGTCGCGAATTGTTCTGTGTTTCCATTTGTAGAAACTATACTAATTAAATTTTCTCCACTTCCATCATAAGTAGAAGCATTTGTAAGTTCTTTTACACTTGCGGGTAAAGTTAAGGCGTGATTACCGCTTATAACTAAATTAATTTGCATACCTGTTGAAACATTCGCAAATGTCAATGTTGTGTTCGCCCCTAATGTTTTAGTAAATGTTGTAGCAGTTGCCCAATCTACTGATGTTCCACTTAATGCTGCTGCTTCTGTAAACTCAATACCTAATTTTGAATAGGTAATATTATTATCTGCAATTTTTGTGGTTGTTATTGCGTTATCCGCAATTGAAGCCGCTACGACTGCATTTGAAGCTAATTCAGCTGCGCCTACCGCATCATCTGCTAATTTAGCTTGCGTTACAGAATTATCCGCTAATACGTTTGCTGTTACTTTTGTTATTGCCATTTTTGTTTATTTATTAATTTATTTTGAATGCCATATATATATACGTGCTTCCTGATGCATTTAATTCAGTATCAGAACCATTAGCTTCAAAATTAGTTGAATTAAAATTTAACCATTTATCACCACTATTAGTTTGTTCTGCTTGATCGTTATTTGCTTCTATTCTATCATTTATTGGATTTGAACCACTTCTTAAGCTGTCATATATTAGCCAACCACCTGTGCCACTACTTCTTTTTACCATGACAAAGTTGGGTTGAAATCCTAATGAAACCGCGTTACTATTACTACCGCTACCTGAATAACTACCAAACTTACTATAACCTGATATACTTCTAAAACAATAAGCTATATATCTATCACCTGTTTTATTCGGCCCTGTAGCTGTACCTAAACTAAATACAGTACTTGTTGGTGCAGTATCATTAAATTCTGTTGTAGAATCTTGTCTTGCATCTGTTTCATTAAGCCTTAAATTATAATGAGCAGGATAACTGCTATCAACTCCCGCGTGATATACGTACCAAGGATTTGTTGAATTTAAAGATTTCAATATAATCATTTCTGGAACCGCTCCAAGACTATGCCCTATGGTATGCCCCGCTGTTTGATTCCCAATATATCTAACAATAGAAAACCCAGCATTTGAATTTACACTAACTATTGAGGTGGAGTTACCACTTGTATTAATTAATGGGAGACCCCCAGCTTTCCAGTTCCAAGCAATATAACCATCCCCGTTTTTATTTGAATGATGGCCATTAGAACTTGCATTAACAGCAAAACCATTAGTATCAAACGAATCTATCCAACCGTAACTTGAATTTTGGCCCTCAGCCGGGGTATGATTAGGGAATAGCGTTTTTGTTGAGCCTGTTCCCCTTACTGAGTCATGCAATAAGTGAGAAGCTGTGGTTGTTCTATTTTTCAACCAAACCATATCAGGAGTAAATCCAGTACCGGTTATTGATTGTGTACCGCCATTCCCAGTATATGCTTTTGTATTGAAGCTATCTGCAAGTGTTGGAGTTGTTGGAGTGGGATCATCTGCGAATGCCATATAGAAATATGTTCTACCAGAAGCATGATAATCTCCATAAATGTTTGCGGTTACTGATTTTTTTAACATAAACCCATTTGATAAAAATCTAACAGGTGTATCGTTAAATCCTGCGTCTCCGGAAGTATCATTTGCTCTTAATCTTACTGCTGAACCATTTGATAATAACCCAGGCGACCTTGTGGAATCTAACATTTCCCAATGTGTACTCCCATGAGAAGTACATTTAATCATTAAAAATTTTGGTTTAAATCCCGTTTCTACAAATGTGTCTCCTCCTCCTGATGGCACTGCATATTTACCTATTTTTGAAAACCCTGCAACTGATTTAAAAGAATAAGTAATCCAATCATTTGATGCTTGCGAGGATAAGCTTTTAAATGTTGTGTTAGTTGCGTAGGTACCAGAAAAATCTGATTTTGCGCCAGTGCCATTTAATACTAACTCGTCCCAGCTTCCATCTATTATATCTGTGTACAAAAACCAATCACCGCTTGCACTATACTTTTTATAAAGCATGGCATCAGGCTTGCCATTCAATCCATGCCCGATTGTATGTGAACTACTACTTGATGATTCCCACTTAGCTATAGAAAAACCTAAATCATTATTAACTTGAACCGTAGATGTAATATCACCATCACTATTACTGCTTGTCGTTCCTCCGTTTAATCTCCAACACCAAGCTACAAATGTTTCACCTTGTTTATTAGTTCCATTATAACCACTTACAGTAAATCCATCATTATCAAAAGATGTTAAAGAATTTGTTTCGTTAAATTGTTGGTCAGAAGAGCTTGGATAAAGCGTTTTAGCAGGGCCTCTTGTGGAATCAAAATTAAAATGTGCTTCAGCACCATCACGTCTTTTGATCCATACAAAATCTGGTTTAAACCCCACTCCTGTGATACTCTGCGTTGTCCCTGAGCTATCACTTGCTGAATTACCCGCATAAGTAACTATATTGAAGTTATCAGACGGTAATTTAGGTATTACTGTTATACTATAAGCCCTATCGACAGATTGATTTTCGTTATCATTAGCTGTAACAGTGAAATTTGATGTTGTACTTGCTGAAACAGATGGAGCGGTTCCAGTGATTGCCCCTGTGCTCGCATTTAAGCTTAATCCTGACGGCAAAGCGCCTGAAGAAATTGTGTGACTCACTGCACCTCCATCCGGTTCTGGTGCGGCTGCGGAAAGGCTCACTGTTGAACCAGTTTGTACACTACCCAAACTTCCTGCTACATTTGTAAAAACCGGGACACCGTTATAAGAAACCGCGTTAGTAGCTGTTGCTGTTCCACCGTCTGTATTTGTAAATACTAAAGCATATGTGCCTGCTGACTTAGCCGGAGCTGTTACAGTCAGCTGTGTTGCTGAATTTCTAGTTATACTAGAGGGTGTTGTTCCACCTATCGTAACTGTTATTCCGTTATTAAACACACCTCCATTAATTACAAGAGATTGTCCACCTGCTGGATCTAGCGCGGTATCGTTTCCTGGATAATCCACAGATGAAAATGTTGGTTGTGCAGTACCCATTCTTGTCCAAGCTGTTCCATTATACACCTCTACATCTCCTATTGTTGTATTAAACCTAAATTGACCAGCAGCTGGAGAACCTGGTCTCTGAGCTGTTGTACCTGCAGGTAATTTTACAAAATCAGTATCGTCACTGAATCCTAAAAGGTTTTTATCTAATTTAGTTAATGCCATTATTCAGGTTTAGAAGGTTTAACATCTGGAAAATCAGCCGTTGAAGGCCAATCTCTTAATTCTTGTCTATATGTAATCCACGCATCCCTGTTTGGATAATCGGGTGTTTGAGCTATAATGTCTGTAATTTGTAATTCAGCATCTCTCCATTCTTTAGCTTCCTCTTCTGTTATAGGTGGTTCAGTATATGAAAATGCTCCATCTACATAGTCGTAACCTATTTTTATTAAATCATCTTCTAATAGTACTAAGTCATATTTATAATTTTCTGCAAATTCTGCATCTGCTATAATTATATCTTTTACTTTATCGTTTTCTATAATTCCGTATCTAGCCATTTTAATATATTTTATTCAAACCAAGTTATTCTCACAAATCCCGCGGCTGCATTATTGCCTTCTTTAGAGCCTGAACCTGTATTAGCACCAGGGGAACTTGTACCGGCAGCAAAATATGTACCATTTTCTTGAGCTGCTCCTCCTGCACCAAATCCAAAAGCCCCTGAAGAAGCTCCTCCACCAACTCCGCCTTGCCCTCTATACATATTAGCACCAAAATTAGTACCGTCTTCAGATCTAGGACCTCCAGCTCCACCATATGATGTAATTGCTGTTCCACCGGCTGAATTAAATGCAATTGTGGTATTACCCCCATTACTCCCATCTGAAGTTCCTCCTGCTCCTATTGTAACAGCGCATCCAGTTGTACCGGTTAAAGTTGCAAAGCCCCATTTTACCTGCCCTCCTGCTCCACCTCTTGCATTTTGGTTTGATTCACCTCTTTGCCCACCACCTACTGCTAGGTATGCTACTCTTCCACCTGCTGCAATTAATGCAGCTGAAGGAGTAAATGTTCCGCTAGATGTAAAATCCTGGTATTTAGGTATTCCTCCACCTCCGCCTGCTGCTGGAAAAAAATCTGTAAAGTTACTCATATTATTGTCCTATTATTACCCATCCTTGGGCTGTTCCTGAATATATTAGTTCAAAACTTGCGTTTTCATCATCAAGTGTCATAGTTGTGTTACTACCCATTATTTTATTTGTTCCATTTGGAACTACTGTGCAAGTTGTAGTAGCTGATCTATTACTAATTTTAATTGAATTACCAACTACACCCGCTGGTAATGTTAAAGCTGCACTTCCTGTAAATACATATAAAGTATTTTTAACAGCTGTTGTTGCTGAATTTATTACTGATACATTGTAATCTAATCCAGTATTTGTAACAACAAAATTACCCTCTGATGGATTTGCAACACTTATACCTGTTCCAGCTGTTACACTTGATGGCGAAACAACTGTTGTTGCGTTTATGCTACCTATACTTCTTATTTCAACTGATGCCCCATTTGGTGGTGCTGTACTAAATGTTAAAGTATTTCCTGATAAACTTAAAGTACTATTATCTTGTCTTAATCCAGATATATAAGCGTTTACCGCGTGTAAACTAGCAGGTGTAACACTTAAAGTGTATGCTGTTGCTGATCCATTCCCAGTAAAAGTATTTGTTGTTAAAGCATTTGCATTTACTGATACAGTCCCTAACTTCATTACTTCAATACCATAACCATTTTGCGGTGCTGTTGAAAACGTAAGTGTAGTTCCTGAAATGCTATACGTA